AGTGCGCTATCAAACGCGGCAAAGAACTATGCAGAGGTCAACACGTTTACTAACGAGCTTGATAACGACACTGTAGTTGGCAAGGTAGGAAATATGCTTGGTAATGCTAAGCAAGAACTAGGTGGACTAAACTTCATTATTCCATTCGTTCGTACTCCTACTAACATTCTACAGTTCTCCCTAGACCGCACTCCATTAGGACTAGCACAGCGAGGCAAAGAACTTCTATTCCGTAAGGAGGAGCTAACAAATTCCTTAGCAAGTAAAGACCCAATGGAACAAGCCTTAGCAAAAGGCAAGATAGCTACAGGTGTAGCCTTTAGTTCCGCTATGCTTTGGTATGCTATGTCCAACAAAGAGTTTATCACAGGACATGGCCCTCAGAACAAGGACGAGAAAGACGCTTTAAAAGCTTCTGGATGGCAACCTTACTCCTTCCGTATTCCAAACGGCAAGGGTGGTCATAACTACTGGAGCTACCAGCGTCTTGACCCTGTTGCTACAATCATAGGTCTCTTTGCTGATATGGCAGAGTTTGAGGATTATCACGACATCGAAGGCCCAGTTCTTAAAGACCTGTTTGCTATGACTGCGCTATCCTTTACGCAGAACGTTACAAACAAATCTTATGTTAAAGGCTTAGACACACTGCTAAATGCCTTCAAAGACCCTGTAAATAACGCACAAGGTGTTGCTGGTAATATCGTAGGTGGCTTCATGCCTTCCTTCGTTATGCAAATGCAAAATGCTGGTGGAGACAGGACTCTAAGAGAAACACGCACAGTATTTGATTACTTCGTGGCTCGCGGCACTGGTTCAGATATGTTACCTGCAAGACGTAACTTCCTTGGTGAGGCTACTATTGTTAAGAACCCTAAGTTGTTTGGTGCTATTAACCCTGTTTACTTCTCACCTGAGAGTAAAGACCCAGTAGACCAAGAGTTAAAAAGCTTGTTACACGGGTTCAGTAAGCCCAACAGCAAACTCATGGGCGCTATTCAGCTTAAGGACATATACAACGAAGAGGGGCGTCAGGCTTACGACGTGTGGCTTGAGAAGACTAGCACCACAAAGATAGGTGGTAAAACACTCCGTCAATATCTACACAAAATGGTTAAGAGCAAGGAATACCAAGCTCTACCTGCGCAAAGTCAGAGTGATATTGGTGAGAAGTCTCCGCGTATTAAAGCAATCAATAGCTGGCTCAGAGCCTTCAGAGGACAAGCCAAGCAAGAAATGATTGAAGAGTTCCCTGAGCTACAAACATCTCTCAACGACTTACTTCAACAAAAACAACAATACCGTTTAATGCAATAAGATGAACTCCGACCATATTCCATCAGCCATAGGCATCACAGGACTCCTTGGGACAATAACCCTAGGAGACATTAACCTAGCAGTAGGTATAGCCGTGGGTCTTACGACTCTGGTTTACCTAGGTATCAAAATCTTCAAAGAACTCTTCAATGCCAATGAGTGAATGGATTTCTACCCTATGGCCTGTTGCTGTGGGCTTTGTAACCCTCGTAATTATACTAGCCCGTATGCACTACACCCTCGAAAGTCTAAGCGATAAAGTAAAGATACTTTTTGATTTTCATAACAAGAGAAACAATAAATGAGTGAAAAAACAGAAAAACTTAACGTACTTCAGGATATGCTTATTAATGAGTTTATTGAGCGTATCCAAGCAGGTGCGGCAACTCCAAGTGACCTCAATGCCGCCCGTCAGTTCCTCAAAGATAACGGAGTACACGCACAGGTCACAAACGAAAACCCCCTCAGTAATCTCGTAGATATGTTACCATTCCGAGATGACTCCGAACACGTAGTGTTAGCCGCCAATGAGAAACTATAAAAAAGAATACAAAGACTACCACGGGTCAGCTACGCAAAGAGCCCGTCGTTCCTCACGAAACAAGGCTAGACGCCTCGCTGTGAAGACACACGGTAAATCAGCAGTGCAGGGGAAAGACGTTGACCATCGTGACCGTAACCCACACAATAACAGTCGCAGTAACTTGCGGATACAAAGCAAGTCAAAGAACCGTTCCCGTAACAAATAATGGAAGAACTCAAAGACTTTAGGAACTTCTTGTTCCTCGTCTGGAAGCACCTAAACCTGCCAGAGCCGACCCCTATTCAATATAACATAGCTGACTTCATGCAAGGTGATGAGAAGCGTGTTATCATTGAGGCGTTTCGTGGTGTCGGTAAGTCTTGGATTTGTTCTGCCTATGTGGTTCATCAGTTATTCCTGAATCCCTCTTTAAATTTCTTAGTTGTCTCTGCGTCCAAGACGCGTTCTGACGACTTCTCTACGTTTACTCTGCGTCTCATACACGAGATACCCTTTCTGGCTCACCTAAAGCCCACAGATAAACAGCGGTTCAGTAAGATTAGTTTCGACGTTGGGCCTGCGCCCGCGTCTCACGCACCTAGTGTTAAATCGCTGGGTATAACCTCACAGCTTACAGGTTCCCGTGCGGACATCATCGTTGCAGATGACATCGAGGTAGCGAACAACAGTGCTACCCAGACCATGCGGGAGAAGCTCAGCGAACAAGTCAAGGAGTTCGACGCTATCCTTAAGCCAGAGGATGAATCTAAGATTATATTCCTAGGAACACCCCAGACTGAGGACAGTATTTACAACAAGCTACAAGAACGGGGCTATATGGCTCGTATATGGCCTGCTAAGTATGTGACCCCTGAGAAGAACGCCAAGAGCTATAACGAGGCTGTGAAGGGCATCTGTGTGGATGCTGAGAAGGAGGGCAAGGCTACCGAACCTACACGGTTCTCCGATATTGACCTGTTGGAACGAGAGATGTCCTATGGTCGCTCAGGGTTTGCCATGCAGTTCATGCTGGATACACGCCTCAGTGACACCGATAGACACCCATTGAAGCTCAACGAGCTAATTGTAATGGATATTGATAACGAGGTAGCCGCAGAGAAGCTCGTATGGGCTCAGGCTCCTGACCTAGTGTGGGATGGTAGTGTTCCTAACGTAGGCTTCGGTGGAGATAGATACCACAGACCCTTCCAAACCATAGGTGACCATATACCCTTTACAGGCTCAGTGTTAGCCATTGACCCCAGTGGTCGCGGTAAGGACGAAACAGGCTACGCAGTGGTCAAAATGCTTAACGGTATGTTGTTTGTGCCTGATGCTGGGGGTTTACAAGGAGGTTACAGCGATGAGACCCTCAAGACCCTCGCAATGATTGCTAAGAACCACGCTGTTAACTACGTCATCGTGGAATCTAACTTCGGTGACGGTATGTTCAACGAGATATTCAAGCCTGTACTGGGTAAGATACATCCTTGTTCTATTGAGGAAGTCAGACACAATATACAGAAAGAAAAGAGGATAATAGACACCCTAGAGCCCATAATGAACCAACACAGGCTCATAATTAGCCCCGATGTTATCCGAAAAGACTTTGAAACAGCGCAGGGCTACCCACCAGAGCTACAACTGCGCTACCAACTAATGTACCAGATGTCCCGTATTACTAAGGACAGAGGTGCTATAACACATGATGACCGCCTTGATGCTCTAAGTATCGGTGTGAACTACTGGGTAGAACAGATGGCTCAGGATATGGACACTAAAATCAAGGATAGAAAGTCAGACCTCATCAACAAAGAACTCCAAGACTTCTCAGATGCCTATTACAAGCGTTCTAAGGGGTCAAATAGCTCATTACAATGGATATAAATGGTATACCCCCACTAAGCCCTCTAGAGAGCGCCAAGGCAATCCTAGGCGAACACTTCAAGAACTACGTTATCATTGCTCAAGACTATGATTCACCTACTTCCTACGAGGTAGCCTTTAGTGACCCCTATGCCGCCCACGGTCTGCTAGAATGTGCGAACATCTACCACCAACAATACCTAAATGCAGGCTTAGATGATGAAGATGTTGCTTGGATTTGGGAAGATGATGACGAAGAAGAAGAAGATTAAGGACTAATATGGGGGGTCTCTAGGTATACTAAGAGTTAACTTAGAGTAATCTCAGTACTTATTTCTTATTAGGTTATCTCTATGATTACTATATCATAACAAATAAAGGTATACTAAGAGTTAACTAAGGGTAAACCTTTTGTATCACCATGCGGTGAATTGTAATTGGGACTAGATACCTGTCAAGGATATAAATTATTGACCTGTTAGATTTCAATTGTATCGCCATTATAGGCCCCCCGTGTCCCTCTAGGTAGTTCTGTGTTGACAGACATCCTACAACAGACAGAATAGACTTTATAACATCTGTGTTATTGTTATGTGTATATGTGAGGTCACTCCTTGTGGTTAGGGGGTGGCCTCCTTTGTTTTGGTACAAAAATGTGAAGGGGTATATAACGATAGGGCGTTGCTGTTACCCCCCTAGCACCCCTCGCAAGCCAAAATATGTCACTAGATTACTATCACTTGCCCGCTTAGCCCTTTAAATACGGGACTGCCTACGGACTTGACATCCTTTGACGTTCAGCAAAGGTCATTTTGCTTCACTATCTGACGACATCGGCGTGCTTGTGTTTGCATGCGTTTTTTTTTCTCCCGTTCGCTTCGCTCACTCTCGCCTATGGCTCCCCTCTGCGTGTAACTAGGCGTGTAGCTAAGTGTTAAACTTCTGGAGACAACAGGCTCGGCTACCGCCGATACAAGGGCGACCCAATGGGTTTCAGGCTTCGCCTTGGGAAAAAACCCATCGTGTCTATCTACCAATACTATAAAATATATAATAAATACTATGCAAATAAACCCTCCAGAACTAATCAACGTTTTCCACAAATCAGCTTTTGCTTTTCATGTTTTCGATAATAAAACTGTTCACATATGGACTGACACACAGGAAAACGACTGCTGGACTGACTGCCATAACTTTCTTGGTATATATAGTCTATCTGATGCACGTAACTTCTATCGTGACGCTGAACATAATGCGCTTCAACTAATCAACCTGTGAATACCATAACCAACGATACTAAAGTTCTTCTTCTTACTCTCTTAATCATTCTCGGATGTTGCTACGCTGTAGTCATACATTCACTAACATAATAACCACTCATATACATATGAAAAACAATAAACCACTAGTTGCCTCTGACCGCGAGTTAGAGTCCGCACAAATCGTCTTCGCCTGCATCATCGGCGTTCAACTCATCACCTTCGGCGCAATCATTGCTGAACTACTAAAATAACCACATAACCACCATAACATATGAACGACTCACAACTTAGAGCTTACTTGTTCTCTAACCACTACAAAGCATGGCCTCTTCAAGAAGCCATCAAACCACACGTTGACTATCAAAAATATGTCAGTCAACTCACTCATTCACCAAACGAAGTCGTAGTAGCTTTTGGCTCTGCATCTGGTCAAACTATTCCTCGCTCCGAAGCTCAATATATCAGGCTTAAAGCTAGTAGTCACAACACAGAACACTACTACGTTCGTAAATTAGATGTGTTTCAAATCAACACTGCTAGACTTGAAGCAAACGGTGTCCCTAGTGATTACCTAATATGTTGCTATACCGACGATTACCGTCTGTATCACCCAGAAGACATGGTTCTTACCTACGACAGCAACTGGCTCCCTAAAGACATATGCCTTGTTCTAGAACCTTCCTACTATGCAGACGACCCAGACCACGATGACCCAATCTATATCTACTCAGGTAACTCTGTAGAAACCCACGACGGCGAAATAATATGCAGTATCGATGCTATCTATTGCGAAAGTGACTCAAGTTACTTCCCTTT